CCAGAATTATTCAAGAAATTCTCAAAGAGTTTGTCTCTAGTAGACAAATGATATCTCTTATGAGAGAAGCGATCATTGTAATAATTTAACAAGTCTCTAAAACCAGCATTAAGTAATGGATGAGTCTTCTTCATCATGGAAGGATGTCTACCTTGACGAACCTCCCAACTATATCTATACTCCCCAATCTCAAATGGATGAGGAATATATTCAAATCTCGTTTTGGCTTTTAGAAGGCTATCATCATAATATCGAGAACTCTTCTCTTCATCATAACGAAGAATTTTGCTATGTTTCTCGTGTATGGTTTGAGTAGTGCGCTGTAATAGAAGAAAGAACTTTTTCACCATATAATTTGATCTATAATAATTTGGTGCACTGAATAAAGAGCTTAATATTCTTTCATCAGCACAAAAAAGATTTCGGTCATACTCTGGGAATAAAATCTTCTCTAAGACCTCATCAACACTCCTACCCGCTTCTCCATAATAATTTTGCACTTTCAACATCGAATAGGGCTTAGTAAACATCGGATCTACTTTTAAATCCTTTAGAATACATGGATCCGCAATATGTCCAGTGTACTTCAACAGAGCCTCCTGGAAAGTACTCTCATTGATCCCATGAAGTCCCTTGAGAAATATGAGGGAGTCATCCCCATATACTTTTATTTGGTATAAGTCCGAAGGTATATTGAGCTTATGGCATACAACAGTTAAGTTTAACCAATTAACTAATGATCCAATTATACTAGTTAAAGCTGAACCAGTAGGAATCCCTTTGGATACCCTATATATATAACCTCCAGGGATAGCTATATTCTTATAGAGAAAGGAACTTAATAGATGTAAAAATATTCTATCTACATCGTCTCCTTCTGGAAAACATAATCTTAAAATTGAAAAAGCGGCTTCAATATATTCTTTACTTACACGCTGATCAAATCTTTTAAGATCTAACTCAATAACACTATCAAAGTTGGACTCATTGTACTTTATAAATTTCCTAAAGTATCCATTAAAGAACGACCCCCCCAGGAAAATCTCATTAGTGAGATTGTCTCTCTGTAACAATTGCAACTTTGTATAAAAGTCCTGTATTATTGCTAGAGTAAAAATCTTTTGAACTCCCTCAGGCATTAATAATAATCTGGATCTAAGAGGTTGAGCTATCTTCAACTCAGACATTAATCTAGATCTACCCCCCACAGACCACAAAGACCTATCCCCCATAATTTTACTAGAAACATTATTGTAATATTCATAAGCAATGGGTCTTAAGAACTCATCAACATCAGAATGTTTCCCTCCCTTGAAGATTAATCTGCTAAATAAGCCAGCACTAGCCTGTCTATTAGTATCCACAAGCATGCAGGATTTAGCATCTATAAAATCTATTTTAGGTAATTGGATTTTATGTAAGAGAGGTTCAGCAATC